TCTTTTTATCATTATTCTTTTGTTGCTAAGGCAGATGAACGTGAACATTATGGATATCTTCCAGTATCCAATGATGCTTCTAGCTGGATTAATTCTTTCGAAAATGAATTCAGAAAACAAGATAAGTGGGATTATTGGTTACAACCTAAAGATATTGACAAAGAGTATACTGGATACAATGAAGAACTTAAAAATCAAAAGTATCTTCTTTTACACAAAGATCAAATCGAAACTTTAAATATACCAGAAAAATGTAAAACAAATGTTGATTATTCTAAATCTGAACATTATGTTATACGACCATATGAGTATAAACAAAAATTGTTTCCTGTTGGGCTTAAAGCTTTTCGTGTATCGTTTTGCCAATATGCTGTAAATTTCCCACCGCTAACTGCTAAATATCTATATGAAAAATTTACTGAGCACCTTATTGGACAAGATACTATACGCATTTATGACCCTTCTAGCGGGTGGGGTGGTCGCCTTCTTGGTGCTATGTCTATCAGCGATAACCGCAATGTGGTTTATATTGGTACTGACCCTAACACCGATCATACTACTTCACCAGGTCGTACAAAGTATCTTGAAATCGCAGACTTCTACAGAAAAAATGTAATGAAAGGTGGCCTTTGGGCCGATGAACACTCACATACAGAAACAGAAATTTACCAATTAGGGTCGGAGGTTATTCAATTTAATGAAAATTTCCAAAAACATAAAGGATTGTTGGATTTGGTGTTTACAAGTCCGCCTTACTTTGCAAAAGAAGCGTATTCAGAGGATCCTACACAATCATATAAAAAATTTGGACAATATGAAGAATGGCGTGAAGGCTTCTTACGTCCAACTTTGGAGACTGCCGTTGAATGGTTACGCAATGATCGTTATCTTCTTTGGAATATCGCTGATGCTGTGTTTGGAGGCGACATGCTTCCTCTTGAGGAAGACAGCAGAAAAATATTGGAACAACTTGGTATGGAATACAAAGGCAAACTGAAGATGTCGTTGGCTCAGATGCCTGGTGGTAATCGAGTTGATCCAGATACTGGTTTACCTAAAGCAAAAAATTTTTGTAAGGTGAATGGATTATGGCTAAAATACGAACCGGTGTTTGTATTCTATAAACCGTAAGTTTACCACTAAAATGCTTGACACACACACTACATACTGATATGATGTGAAAACTTGCTGCTTACGCAAGGTACTTTTATTATTTTAAATTAGGAGATTATTATGGTTAAAATGTCTGCAAAAGAAAAAATGCTAGCCGCTTTGAAACAAACTTCTGGCTACAACACATTCACAGTTGCACAAGCACAACGCCGTTTTGGTATTCAAAACGTTTCTGCTCGTATTGAAGAACTTCGTAAAGAAGGTTATTGCATCTACACCAATACAAAAACTTTGACAAATGGTAGTAAAGTAAAATTCTATCGTTTGGGCACACCTACTCGTTCGTTGGTTCAAGCAGCAATTAAAAGTGGATTTAGTTTTGCTAACTAATCCATAGAAAGCAAGAAGGAGACTACCAAAAGGTAGTTCTCCTTTTTTTATACCCATGAGGACAAAATGGAAATATCAATTAAAACAGAAGAACTAAGACAAAAAAGTATATTCATAGCAACACCAATGTATGGTGGAATGAATCATGGACTTTATATGAAAGCTTGCCTTGATTTGCAAGGTATGTGTATGCAATATGGTATTGCTACAAAATTTTCATTTTTGTTCAATGAGTCTCTAATTACAAGAGCAAGAAATTACCTTGTAGATGAATTTTTAAGTCGTTCTGATTGCACTCATCTACTCTTTTTAGATTCAGATATTAGCTTTGATCCAAGAGATGTTATTGCACTTCTTGCTTTGGATAAAGATGTAATTGGTGGACCTTATCCAAAAAAAGCCATCAAATGGAAAAATGTTAAAACTGGTTTACAAAAAAATCCAGAAATGGATGCACACCTGCTAGAGAAATTAGCAGGTGATTTTGTTTTTAATCCTGTCAAAGGTACAGCACAATTTAATGTTACTGAACCTTTAGAAGTTATGGAAATTGGAACAGGTTTCATGATGGTTAAGCGTGAAGTATTTGCAAAATTCGCTGAAGCTTATCCGCATCTTCGTTATAAACCAGATCATTTAGGTCAAGCGCACTTTGATGGTTCACGTTACATTCATGCATATTTTGATACTGTTATTGACAAAGGTTATACTTTTGAAGATATACATCGCTTACTTGGCAAAGCATCAAAAGGTGAAGATGTAAAATCAGAAGCAAAAGAAATCTTGAATAAAGAAAAAGAAGCATCGGAAAGATACCTATCTGAAGATTATATGTTCTGCCAATGGTGGAGAAATATTGGCGGAAAAATTTATCTATGTCCTTGGGTAAAAACTGCACACGTAGGTACTTATCATTTCCAAGGAGACATGCCAGCAATTGCCAACTTTGTTGGGGAGATGTGATTGGAAAAAGGTATTAAATTTGACGGAGGCAAACTAGAATTTGGTTTGCTTCCTCCTCTTGCTTTAGAGGAAGTGGTTAAAGTTCTTACTTTTGGTGCTCAAAAGTATTCAAGAAACAATTGGCAAAAAGTATCTGGATCAAAACGCAGATATTTTGATGCCATGGAACGTCACATTTGGGCATGGCGAAAAGGTGAACAAATAGATCCTGAGTCTGGTATAAATCACTTAGCACATGCTATGTGCTGCTTGATGTTTTTGTTTGAACATGATATACTATACTCAAAAGATGAACCAATGTATAATGAGGAAATAAAATGAAACTCTCAACCGAAACAATGACGATTCTAAAGAATTTTTCTAGTATCAATTCTGGAATCTTATTCAAGAAAGGTAGCACTCTATCTACAGTATCTACATCAAAGACTGTTTTGGCACAGGCAACTTTACAAGAAGATTTTCCTGAAGAATTTGCAATTCACGATTTAACTAATTTTCTTTCTGTTCTTACTTTAGGTAAAGACACACCAGAACTTGATTTTGATGATAAACATGTTGTAGTAAAATCTCTTGGTGGAAGAAGCAAAATCAAATATCGATTTGCTGATAAAAACATGATTGTAATTCCGCCAGAAAAAACTATTGTTTTACCATCTCAAGATGTATCATTTACAATCAATGAAGATGACTATGATTGGATTGCTAAAACAGCAAATGTTCTTCAATCACCACATATTGCTATTGAAGGAATTGATGGTAAATTAAAATTGACATCATTTGATGCTAAAAATGATGCAGCTAATGTCAACTCTGTTGAAATTGGTGAAACAGATAAAGTATTTAAGTCGGTATTCAAAACTGAAAATTTGAAAATGATTCCTGGAAGTTACGATGTAACTGTTTCATCGAAAGGAATTTCTCATTTCAAAAATAAGAAAAATCCTATTGAATACTGGATTGCAACAGAAAAAGATGCATCAACTTTTAAGGAATAATAATGCTAGTTATGTGTACAGAATCGCAATCTAAACAATCGATTGCAATCAATCCTCAATTAGTAACATCGGTGTTTATTGTAGATGCTACTGAAAATGAGAATATGAAACCTTATGCTGGAAAAACTGCTATTGTTTTTTCTGGTGGTAATGTAATAGTAGAAGATGAATATTTGGAAGTTGTTGGTAGAATTAATGCAGAATTAGCACAAAGCTAATATTGATTTTATTTTTTATTATGGAGATTGTGAATGGACGACCAAATTCTTTGGGTAGAGAAATATCGCCCTCGTAAAGTAGAAGATTGTATTCTTCCGGATAATATCAAAGCTACGTTTCAAGAATATGTTGATAGAAAGGAGATCCCAAATCTCCTTTTATCTGGAACAGCAGGTGTTGGAAAGACTACAATTGCTAAGGCTCTTTGTAATGAAGTTGGTTGTGACTTCATTGTTATCAATGGTTCTGATGAATCAGGTATTGATGTTCTACGAAACAAAATAAAAAATTATGCCTCTACAGTAAGTCTTACTGGCGGTAGAAAAGTAATTATCATTGACGAAGCCGATTATCTAAATCCAAATTCTACTCAACCAGCACTTCGTGGAGCAATTGAGGAGTTTTCTTCTAATTGCTCTTTCATCTTTACTTGTAACTTTAAAAATCGAATTATTGATCCAATACATTCACGTTGCACAGTAATTGATTTTAAAGTTAACGGTAACAAAGCAAAACTTGCTACACAATTCTTAAAACGAGTTGAATGGCTTCTTTCTGAAGAAAAAGTAAAGTATTCAAAAGACGTTGTTGCAGCAGTTATCATGAAACACTTTCCAGATAATCGCCGTATCCTTAATGAACTTCAAAGATATGGAGTGTCTGGAACAATTGATGAAGGTATCTTAGCTTCTGTATCTGATATTCAGATTAAAGAACTTATTACAGCACTCAAAGAAAAAGATTTTGCATCTGCTCGTAAATGGGTTACTAATAACCTAGATAATGATCCTGCTCGTATCTATCGTAAACTTTATGATGCTATGTATGATTATTTAAAATCTGGTTCTATTCCACCTACTGTGCTAATTTTAGCAAAGTATCAGTACCAATCAGCCTTTGCCGCAGATCAAGAAATTAATCTGATGGCATGTTTGACTGAAATGATGGTTGAGTGTGAATTCAATTAAGGGGCTATATCATGAATCGTAATGACAACATGGAAATCTTAGGAAGAATGGGTGAAAAGTATGTTGCTAATGTCTTAACAAAAGAAGGAGTGCAAATTGAACATGCACTCAATCATTTTGATAGCAAAAAAGACCTTGTGGGTGACGGAAAAACTATAGAAGTCAAAACACAAGTTCCCTTTATTGTAGAAAAAGCATTTAGTATAAAACCAAACCAAGAGAATAAATGTAGGAATGTAGACATATTATATTTCATAACCTTACCTGCTTCAAGACATAAATTTGAACATGAAGGCTGGTTGTTTAGAATTGATCCCAAAACTTTCTATACAAAAGAAAGAAAAACCAAAGACGGTAGAGTTATGGTTCTAATTCCAATCTCTCAGCCTGCGGTAACTCCTATCCATAAAATAGACGATTCTGTCATTTCAGAAATGATGAAATATACGGTTTCGGGGTATTAATATGGCAGATATATTCAAAGAAGTCGTTCCATCAATTCTTCAATCTAAGAAAGATGTTTTATTGGATGAACATGATGAGAAAGACTATAATCCATATATCGTAAACCGTGCTTTATCGTATCATTTAGACTGTATTCTATATGTCAATCAGATGAATATGAATCATCTTTTAGACAAAAAACTACAGTATCATTATCTTCTAAATAGTATCAGACAAATGAAACGGAAATTTCAACCGTGGCAAAAGTCTGAAACTGACAAGAATCTTGATTGCGTAAAAGAGTATTTTGGATACTCTAACAGCAAAGCTAAAGAAGCATTACGAATCTTGTCAAATGAACAAATCGCTTATATAAAAACAAAAATAGAAAAAGGCGGAGTGACAAAATAATGATTCGTATAGAAGATATGATTGAGGTGACACTAAATGCGAAAGACGATTTTTTAAAAATTCGTGAAACATTAACTCGTATTGGTGTAGCATCTAAAAAAGAGAAACTGCTCTATCAATCTTGCCATATTCTCCATAAACAAGGAAAATATTACATAGTTCATTTCAAAGAACTATTTGCTTTAGATGGTAAGCCTACTGATATTACAGACAATGATTTGGCACGTAGAAACACGATTGCCTTGCTTCTTCAAGATTGGGAATTGCTAAAACTTGTTGATCCAAAGAAAACGGATAATTTACAAGTAAGTCTATCTCAAATTAAGATTATTGGTTTTCGTGAAAAAGATGAGTGGGAATTAGTACCCAAGTATAATATTGGCAAAAAAGTACATAGAGATTGACAAAGTTTCTCTAGTATGATATAAATATGAGTGTAGATGCCTTTTGGGTCTACACTTTTATTAACTCGCTTAACTAAGGAGACTTTTATGACTCTTACCAATATTTTCCCTACCCGTTCCACATTTGATCCATTTACTGTTGGTTTTGATAAGCTATTCGACCAGCTTCAAGATGCGTCAAACAACTTGGCTAAAAATGCCCCAAATTGGCCACCATACAATATCAAAAAAGTACAAGACAACAAATATGTCATTGAAATGGCAGTTGCTGGCTTAACTAAGTCTGATATTGAGATTACCGTAGAAGGTAATAAGCTAATTATCAAGGGAGCATCTCAAGATAATGACGAACAGGATTACATATTTAAAGGAATTGCAAATCGTGCGTTTCAACGTACTTTTACCATTGCAGATAAAGTAGAAATTAAAGACGCTGAAATGGTTAATGGAATGCTAAGAGTTTGGCTAGAAAACATGTACCAGGCTCAAGAATCTATTAAGAAGATTGCAATAAAAGATTCTACAAATACCAAATCCGAATAACTGGTAGTAATGGTGGGGTGCAATACCCCACCTATTGACATATCAAAATACCTGTGCTAGAATATATACATCATGAAAAAAACTTATCAAAAACCCAAAGAAATCTTACAGAAGGTTCGTAATCGGCTTCACATCGATGAGGTCTATTACACCTACTCTCATTGGCCTACAAAGGACATTGATGGCGTTGCTTTTCTTCCAATTATCAAAGAAATAACAGATAAGCCAAAAGTTTTTTATATGCGTAAAGACAATCTGGAGTACATAAAATGATTTTAAACCGTCTATCTCAAGCCATGTATAGTCGTAGAATTTTTAATCCCAAAAATAAAAAAGATTTAGATGCATATGGCTATTTTATTCGCAATAGCAAGTGGGAAAATGGTTGTCCTTTTTGGTTAGAATGGCCATATCAAAGTGTGCCTTCAATGATTAAAGACAAAATTGTTCGTGATATGTTTGACGTAGATAAAAGATTAATATGAAAAAATTTCTAGTTGAAACAGTAAGTATGTTTCGCATTCGATATGTTGTAGAATGTGAAAACGAAGAACATGCATGTGATGAAGTTGTTATGAATAATGGAAATTTAAAAGAATTTTCACAAAAACATATTG